TGCCAGCCCAGCTCCCCCCCATCCAATTACTACCGTTACGATTACTTCCCTGACTATTAGTCCCTTGACATACAGTCGCTTTAATATCACTTACATTACTATCAGCATAAACAATAAAACACTGCACAATAACATTATTTACAATACAGGCGAAAGTAAACATTGTTATTATACAGTGCAAAATAAAACGCCCTTTCGGGCGTTTAACTTTAACAATAATCGCTTAAGTAATAAACCTCGCTATCGCTTGCAATTATTACTTTTGCCATATCGTCGGGCATTACCTCGCATAATTTATTGTAGTTATAATTAACTACAAAACTATAATCGTTATTATGGGTTGGCTTTATAGTAACTTCGCCGACTACTACATTGTTAATTAAAAACGGCGCAGTTGTTTTGTCGCTAAACGCATTATAAAGCTTACTAAACCGCTGCTTATCGTCGCACTCGCACAAGTCGCACACGCTTACAAAAATGTGCACCCAGTCGCAAAACGGTAGTAAATCGCCATCGCCTATTTGCACGCCCTCGCTTAAAAACTCGTTTACCTCGCCGCGCCATTGCTCGATTGTAAAACCCTTGCCCGTTTGCCCGCTGCACCAGTCGAAAGCGAACGGCTCGCTATGGTTAAAATACGCGCGGCGGGTTATGCCGTCGATAGGTACGGCGCAAACAAACGGCGGGCAGTCGCCCAATACCAAGCGCAGCAAGGCGGGTATAAATTGGCTGCACAAATAGGCGGCAAAGGTAATGTTATTTTGCAAATCGTAACCATTGGCAAAGTTTACCGCACATTTAGTAACTACCGCTAATGTGTTGTAAGTTATAACAGGCGCGTACTCGCTATAAACCGTGCGACTGTTGCACTCGCAACCATTATCGACAAACCATTGTTTTGTTTTAGGTTCGCTGGCATTTTCGGCTTGTAGCAGGCTTGCAGCCCAATCGCTAACAAAGCTAATAAGCGCGCCATTTGCAGCTTGCAATTGGTTTTGGGTATAGTGTTTTAACTCGTTTTCGAGTGCATTTTTTAAGGCTTGCATTTTAATTACTTTCGTTATTTAAAATTAAATCGTTAATTGTACCGTTTTTTAACGCATTAGTTAGCTGTTGTAAACATAACAAACATTGTTTACAAGTTAAATAATAATCGTCGTCGTTAATTGTAATTACTTTTGCAAAAACATTAGTTATAATGTTATCGGCTGCTTCGTATACATTATCGCTTTCGTTATTATCGAGTACGTTTTGGTAAATATCGCTAAGGTAACAGCCGCCGTTTATCGCGCCTTCGCACAATGCGCCTTGCAATAATACAACCGCGTTATTAAAAACTGTTTGCATTTTATCGGCTTTCGTGTTATGGCGGGTAGGTTTCCCCGCCGTTCGGTTAATGTTAAGCAACGTTATTAAACATGCGCCATTTGTAATACTGCGTTTTAGCAGTGTTAGCATTTATGCCGCTGGCGATTAACTCGGCTGGCGTTTTGCCGCTATCGTATGCCTGCCATAACTGCCCTATAACGCTGTTTGGGTTACGAGGTGGGTGTACCTCGCTAGGCTGGCCGGTAGTGCTTCGTGCGGCGCGTGGCGTTAAGGCTGCGGCGGCCTCGCGGTAAGCTGCGGCTAAGGCTGCGGCTGCTTCGTTTTTGGCGGCTTCGTCGTCGCCTTTGGCGGCGGCGTTATAGGCTTTTTCGGCGGCTTTGGCTGCGGCTAGGCTATCGGCGATTGCCTGCGCCTTTTCGGCGGCTTTAGCTTGTAACTCGGCTTCGCGTAAGGCTTTAATTTGCGCGTTTGCTTCGGCGATAAGCTCGCGTTGTTTAGCTTCGGCGGCGGTACGTTCGGCGGCGATTTGTGCGGCAGTTTTAACAGTATTTGTTTGCATGGTGTTTACCCTTTTAAAAGTTATCGCATTTAACAGTGGGCTGCGATTGTTTGCCCTTGCAATGTAACAAGCAAAGGCCGTGCCATTACATGTATACACTACTAAGTGCTTAATATACAAGGCTATTTAATTTTGGCATGGTTTCGTGTAACAATTTTTGGCATGTTTTAATGTGCCGTAAATTGTAACATTTTGCCGTTTTGCGCGTTATGTGCCGTAAATTGGCAGTTCGTTAAATGTACATATATTACACGCGCACACGCGTATACCATACTTTTTCAATCTTTGCAAGCATTATTTATTAGATGAGAATAGTTATTATTTGTATTACAAACTCTAGATGAGAACGATTATCGTTATCGAACGATAGTTATTTTTAATGGGTTTCGGCAATTCGATTAAAGTATTAAATGTTCAGCAATTGTTAAATTTTTGCACTTTTGCATACATAATTTAACATAGGTCAAAGCTATAATAAACCGTTTTCGATAGCTAAAACCAATCCGTTTTAAAACGGCGTGGCAGCTTACAAACTGCGGTTTGTACACATCCGAAAACCCCTTAATCCCAAAACGGCTCAATGCCTTTTGAAAACCGCTCAATCCCTAGAAAGGTAAACACTATGAATAAGCCCATGAAGTTCTTCTCAAAAGATTTTAAAATTATCGAATGTTCATCGGAACATAGACTTCCAGTAATGGTTTTTAAAGTCTATAGACGACATTCCCGTCAATACGTCGGCAGGCTTAACATCCATGAAGAAAACATCAAGAGCTTGCAAAATATCATGAACGGCAAGGATGCTTTCAAACTTGTCTACAACTTTAAAGATTTGAACAGAGCCTGTGTCGCCGCTGAAGCTAGGTTCAAATCACGGCATAGCAGCAAATAATTTCAGGGAAACAGGCCGGCATCGTCGGCCTGTTTTTGCGCCGCGCCCTCCGATGACCACAATGGTACACCAATCACAGCTCCGCCACCCAACAACCATCCAACATCCAGTCCAAACTTCCACCTATCTCAACACCACCTCCATACTAACCACATCGCTCCGCCCAACCTCCAGTCCTCACTTCACCATTCCCAAACCTCACATCTTACACCATCTATTCCAACACCTAATCTATTATGCAAATAGCATACGGAACTGCCCGCATCGACTCTTAATCATATAAACTTGTTCCAAAATCTTATTACTTCCACATTTCTCACAATTACTAAAGATACAACTCAAACATATTCTCCCAGGATTTGAAATCGAAAATTCACAGCTACCTATCAAACTTCTCTAGGATTTGAAATCGGATTCGCCTAGCTACCTATCAGCCCAACTTTAACCACAAACACAGGGATTACAACCGCCCATCACTCTGCTACTTATCCGCCAAATACCTCATAATAACCACAATATAGCACCTACATCACCGCAAACACCATAGACCAACATTCCACTGAATAACCCAAACCACCCTGCAAAACTCCAGTCAAGCTGTTTCGTTTGTAAAGAGCTGCCTATTTTTTAAGCAGCTATGTATACAGAATTAAAGCCAAAAATGTACATGTAATTTGTAAAGGAAGTAATGTTTTTAAATTAACATTACAAGCTGTTAATGTGTATATGCTGTCACCGTTACAAATTACTGTTCACAAGTGCCGTTTTGTATATGGTTAAACGTTACATATTCCTTAACAAAACTATATATTCTTAAATGTAACGCTAAAAATCATTACAGCTACAAGTAATAGTAATGAGTTTTGTAAAAACGTTACTCACAAAAATTCACAATGTTATGGCAGGTTAAGTTATACCGACCAATCTGTAAAGTTGTATTAGGAAAAAAAATTTCTCTTAACCATCAGGTGTAATTTTTAATGTTTTAAAACATTACATGAACAGGCATATGTAATTTTTGGTGATGTTACATTAGCAGTAATAATTAACACTTCAAACATATGTTTATATACATTTAATTAGTAATGACTTAAAAATTACATAGCACTGTACATCTTTACATTAGTCTATGTATATTTGAAAGTAATAAAATAGTATATAAAACAATATATTTATATAGTAGATATAATAATATAATAATTACATATATTAAATAAAAATAAAAAAATAATTCAAAATTTAATGTAAAGTTATGTAAGTAATGATCCAAAAAAATCATTACTTACACAATTTAACACGCTAGACGTAGACTAACCTTAAACTAACTATACATTACGCACCCCCGAAAAAAAAATGAAAATGTGTTAATTTTTTTTAAGCCAAATTTTTTTATAATTAAAACAACAACTTGCATAAAATAGTTTACACCGCCATTTTTTAATGGTACATTTGCGCCCTAAATCGATTATTACCCGTTACCCGGAACCGATTTATGTAATCAATAACCCAACACTATTTAAAGGATTTAATCATTATGTTACCTAACTTAAACTCCGATGGAAGCATCAAATACGACCCGAACTTAGTAATCAACTTCAACGACCCGCACAATATCGGTTATGAAGACTGTGTCCGATACATTGCCGCCCATGTGGTCAAAAATAAAAGCGATGGCAATTATGACGAAATTAAAATCGCGGTAAACCTAATGAGCGAAGAATCTTTCGTCGAATGGAAGGCTGTCGCAGCATACGTTGCCAAACCCACTTTAAAACGGAAGTATTACCCTCTCAACATCCAAACCATGTTATATCTTGTGGCCACAGAAAGAAGAGTCTTCGCAGACTTATTGGCCGAAAGATTGTCGGAAGTAGACGTAGCTTCAATTAAAAACTCATATCGTGTACGGAAATACCGCCATAAAAAGGCCGTATCGGAAAATCCGGAATCCATGTACAAACTCAACAAACTTAAAAAAGAACACGCCGCCGCCGAGAATGAACTGGTGGAAAAAATCAACCAGTTGCAATTTGGCTTAAAACAGCTCCGTTCGGAACATAAAACTATCGAAGCTAACTTCATCCTGGAGCTGACTCGTAAAGGTGGGGAGAGTGCGGGCGAGTTCGTTCCGGAAACTAAAACAGACTTTGCTAAAAGTGCTGCGCCTGTTGTTGTAGATACGCCTGCACCTGCGGATAACTTAGGTATCGGCGGATTACCTGCTTTTGCTAAAAACGACGGAATTATTGACGGTGCTGTCGGTGCTAATGTAAGCGGTAATGAGGAAATAAGTGCGGGCGAGATGTTCCGTAAAACTGTTTCGGAGGCTGCTGCGCCTATTTACGGAGCAATCGCTGTCAGCAGTGATGGAGAGATTGAAGAAGGAGCTGATGGAGAGATGGGCGGTGATGCTTAATGGTAGGCGGCAAATGCGGCGATTTTAGGGCTGTTTGGCTGTTGGCTAGGGTAAGGTATAGGGCGGGCTGTAAAATGCGCTGTACGGCGCAAATTGGCGGGCTGCTGGCGATATTACCGCCGACGCTATCGGCTATAATAGCATTTAAGGCCGTTTTCATTTTATTTTAAAGGATTATTTACCAAAATGAACTCACAAAACTGGAACAAGTTTGATGAAATTCACAAACAATTTGAACAAATAGGCGGAGCAGACGGCTTTATTAAGGCTGTGAAGCAAGAAGGATTGAGTGGCAAATTTAACCTTAAAAAAAAATCTAAATTGTACTCTAATGCCGAAGAATTGGCCTCTGCAATGGAAACGATGCGGGAAGAAGTGAATAAATTGGGCGAAAGAAATTTGCTAAATTTAAAGACGGCGTTGAAATCTTAATTCAAACTGTTAATCGGACAGAAACATGATTGATAATTTACCTTTGGAGCTTCGAGAGCGGCCACAATGGTGTATAAGTGGGGCGGATAAGATTCCGAAATACGTTGCTGGCGACAGAATACTGTACGCTAAGACTAACGACCCTAACACTTGGATGCGGTTTGAGGACGCTGTTAAAGAGGCGCGGGCGAGACGGATGAATATAGGGTTCGTCTTGCATGAAACAGACCCGTTTACCTGTATCGACTTAGACGTTAAAGATGCTGTTAATGCGCCGGACACACCTAGTCTGTGGACTACTAAAGAGCAATTCGATTTGTATTACCGCATCATGTCTACTATGGAATCATATTGTGAGACCAGTGTCGGCGGGAAGGGTTTGCACATTTGGGTAGGCGGGAATATCGGTAAAGGCGTTAGACGCGACGGTGTGGAAGTGTATTCGCAAGAGCGATATATTATCTGCACTGGTAATGTGGTTAAAAACTTGCCGATAGCGTACAGACAAGAACTGCTGTTGAATATGGTTTCGCAGATGCGGGACGGGCAGTTGAATGAAGGTAATGCTAAGGCTCTGGAAATGTTTGAGGTTGAAGCCGATGAACAAGATTGGTGGATACTTAAAACTGCTTGGGAAGCTGAAAACGGCGAGAAGTTTGAGCGATTGTGGTTAGGCCGGTGGGACGGAGAATACCCGTCGCAATCGGAAGCAGACGTTGCTTTAATGTCAATGCTGGCTTTTTATTCGAGAAGTAATGAACAGTGTAGACGATTGTTCAGGGAAAGCGGGCTTGGGGAGCGTGAAAAGGCGACCCGGAACGATTTGTATTTGAACAGGACGCTGGGGCTTATTAGACGGCGGCAGGCTTCGGAAATTGAAGCGGCCAAGCGAGCGGCGGAAATGGCTGCCACTGTGGTTAAAAACATGGGCGGGAAATCGGTTGCTGTAATGCAAGACGTTATAGCGGCTGAAGCAGCACCTGTAAATAAATTAGTGTCGGAAGCTAAGGGTGGGATGGAATGGCCGCCTGGATTCGCAGGGTCGATAGCTAAATGGATATATTCGAGTGCGCCTAGACCTGTCAAAGAAGTTGCGATTGTAGCCACAATCGGGATGCTGGCAGGCATTTGCGGTAAGGCTTGGCACATCCCGCAATCGGGTTTGAATATGTACATTATCCTGATTGCTAAGTCGGCTGTCGGGAAGGAAGCTATGCACTCCGGATTGGCTGCTATCATAGCTGCTTGTAGTAAGAAGATGCCTATCTTTCATCAGTTTTTCGATTTCAAAGAATATGCAAGCGGGCAGGCTTTGATTAAAGCGTGTACGAGCAATCCTTCATTCGTCAATGTTTGCGGGGAATGGGGGCGTAAGTTGAAACGGTTAAGCAATGATGATACTGACGGACCGATGCAGACGCTTAGAACACAGATGACTAATATGTACCAAAAATCCGGACCTCAATCCGTTGTTGGTGGTATCGCGTATTCGGATAAAGCGAACAACATTGATTCTGTTTCGGGTGTTGCTTATTCAATGATTGGCGAGAGTACACCGAGTACATTTTACGAATCTTTGACCACAAGTATGATGGAGGACGGTTTTCTATCAAGGTTCCTAATCGTGCATTATGACGGCGATAGGCCGCCGTTGAATAGGGTGCGGGCGGATAAGTTAGATTTACACTTGGAAGAAGGTTTGTGTAAATTGGCTTTCCACGCTAAAAACATCCTGAATAACAATTCGACACAGGAAGTTGAGTTTTCAAATGAATCTTACGATATGCTAGATGAATTTGAACGGTTATGTGACCACATGATTAACGGGTCGGACGAAGAGTCGTTTAGGCAGATGTGGAACAGGGCTGCTTTGAAGGCTACTAGGCTGGCTGCATTATTGGCCGTTGCCGATAACTGGATAAATCCTGTTATCGAGTCGCATCATTTGGAGTGGGCTATCACTGTGGTTAAAGCTGATATTACCAACATGAGCAGTAAGCTGAAAGGTGGTGATATCGGTCTAAACGACGATACTAGATTAAATAAACTGATGGAGATTTGTGCATCGTTTATGGCGAAACCTCCGATTAGGAAAGATGTTCCGGAATCGTTAATCAATAACCACATTATCCCGAAAGCGTATATTTTAGGGAAGGTCAAGAACGTACCTGCGTTTAACAGGTTTTCAAGAGGTGCTATTGCAGCCGCAGATTTAACGATTAAAGCTGCTATCGAGAACGGTTGGATTGTGGAAGTGTCACCTGTGGCGTTACGCAATGAATATTCGTATTTCGGTAAGGCGTATAGGGTTCTAGTCTTGCCTTAACAAAACTTTAACGTTTGTATAATGTGTTTAACGCGGCGTTATGTATAATGGCGTTTCGTTAAACATTAACACAATACCGTGTATCTAAATTATTTGGAGTAAATAATGAATGAAATGTTGCAGGAATGGTATCTGGTTGCGCAGCAACTGGGTGAACTGAAAGAAAAGGAGAAGCAACTCCGAGAATCAATCTTCGGTGCATATTTCCCCTTAGCCGAAGAAGGAACTAACAATTTCGATTTGGGGGACGGATTCGTTCTCAAAGGTAAACGCGTAATTACCCGCAACGTAGATAAAGGTTCTTTGTCGGCAATTACTGAAGAATTGCGCGAAGCAGGTGTTGATGTGGATGCTGTTATTGATTGGCAGCCGAAACTTAAAGTATCTGTGTACCGTAAACTCAAACCAGAGCAAATCCACATTTTAGACCAAGCACTCGTTATCAAAGACGGTATGCCTGGACTGGAAATTACCGCGAAGAAAGGGTAATTATGTTAGATATGCCACAAGAAGAACTGATAGAATTTCTCGGTAAGGGGTTTTGCGAATCCGTAGGCGAAGATTTCGATTCATTTGATTTTAAAGACCCCGCAAATGACATGGCTTTTGCATCTTTCTCTGTCGGGGCGGCTATGGCTAAGGAATGTCCTCGAGAGCAGTTTTATATAATGGGTTTGCGAGACCAGTTGATAGCGTTTACGACAATGTTTGTTAAGGTGCTGGGAGCGTTTCCGAAAGTGTTGCCAGAATTTATTGTAAATAATTTGGAACTGGACGAAACGACTTTCACTTTCAAGAATGAAATGACGCAAATTTCCGCTAATTTCGCAATGACGGGTTTCGACTGGTATTTGAAAACTGTTCATAATGAAAGGGCGAACTGATGAAAGACTTTATCAAATGGTTAGTGGATGAACATTATGATGTTTTGTTCAACAAAGGTGTTTACGGAGCAAATAAAACGCCGTCTGTAATGTTGGCTGTTAAAACACCGGATGACGTGCGTAATGTAATCGAAGCTAAGGCTGTAGAATTGAAATTGCACGTCATGACGTTTAACCACTGTCTCACTATTATGGAGTAATCATGAAACCTATGTTAGCTGTAAATTGTGATGGGCGTATTGATTATCCGGCATACGCTTCCCCTAAACTGGACGGCATACGTTGTGTAATTAAAGACGGCGTAGCGTTATCGAGAAGTTTGAAACCCATCCCGAATAAGTTTATTCAAGAATGGGTAGCTAATAACGGTTTCTTGAACGGTTTGGACGGAGAGCTTATTGTTGGCAATCCGTGTGACCAAAACGTTATGCAGACGACCACAAGCGGGGTTATGAGTCGTGATGGCGAACCTGATTTTAAATATCACGTCTTCGACTATTGGTCTGCACCAAGTGAAAAATGGGAAGATAGGCTTCGGGACATTCTTTCTGCGCAAGAACACGGAAGCCTGCCCAGTAGATGTGAAGTCGTTCCGCAAGTATTGGTTCACAACGAAGAAGAATTGCTGGCTTACGAAAAAGAAGTTTTGGCGCAAGGTTATGAAGGCGTGATGCTTCGCAGTGTGGACGGCTTCTACAAATACGGGCGTTCGACGCTGAAAGAAGGCTATCTGCTGAAGCTGAAGCGTTTTGCAGACGGCGAAGCTGAAATCGTCGGCGTTGAAGAATTGCAGCATAACCACAATCAAGCCCGCGTTGGCGAATTGGGACAAACTGTCCGCAGTTCCGAAAAAGCTGGATTGGTAGGCGGCAACACTTTGGGTGCACTTGTGGTTAAAGACTTGGAAACAGGTGTAATGTTTAATATCGGAACAGGTTTCACGTCCGCTTTGCGTGATGAGTTGTGGGCGAAGCGGGAATCGTTAGTCGGGCAGATTGTTAAATATAAACACTTCCCGACCGGCGTAGTGGAAGCACCACGATTCCCTGTTTTCTTGGGATTCCGTGACCGTATTGATATGTAAATTTGGTTGCGTAGCCTGTACTAATCGGGCTACAATACCAGCTTAATTTTAGGAGCTAAAATGGCTTTACAGTTTACAACAGCTAATCAAGCGTCTGTTGATAATGGCGTTAAATGCTTGGTTTATGGACAAGCGGGCATGGGTAAAACCGTGCTGACGGCAACCTTACCCACCCCAGTTTTAATCTCGGCGGAATCAGGTTTGCTTTCTTTGCGAAAAGAAAACTTGGAACGCATCTACGGTGTCGGCGTTGAAGGTATCAATTACGATGTTCCTGTAATTGTGATTAACAGCGTCGATGATTTGACAGAAGCATACCGTTGGGCATCTACGTCCGCCGAAGCCGCCAACTTCCAAAGTATCGCATTGGATTCGATTTCCGAAATTGCAGAAGTCGTCCTGAACAATGCTAAACGCCAAGTAAAAGACCCACGTCAAGCGTATGGCGAATTGTTGGAAAAAATGCAAACACTTATCCGTCTGTTCCGTGATTTGCCGAAAAAGAATGTTTACTTCTCGGCTAAAATGGAACAGGGTAAAGACGAAATGTCAGGTGTTACAATGTATCAACCTGCAATGCCCGGAAGCAAACTTGGTCAACAATTGCCGTATTTCTTTGATGAAGTTTTCCGTCTAGGTACAAGCCGTGACCAAAACGGGCAAAATTTCCGCTTCTTGCAAACTCAACCTGATTTGCAATTTGTGGCAAAAGACCGTAGCGGAGCTCTGGACGCTATGGAGTATCCTCATCTCGGAGCTATTTTTGCAAAAATCATGGGCGTAGCCCACTAACTTAAAAGGAACTTATTATGAGTTTAGGTGTAGCACTTAATTTCAATGCAACAGCCGTTGAACCTGCAACAGCCTTCCAAGCGATAGAACCTGGGTGGTATGATGCTAAAATTGATGAATCGGAAATGAAACCGACTAAGGACGGTTCTGGTGCATACTTGAAACTGCGCTTCTCGATTATCGGCGGCAAGCATAACAACCAGAAGGTTTTTCAAAACCTGAATTTGAAAAATGCTAATCCGACTGCCGTTGAAATTGCTCAAAAACAACTGTCGGCTATTTGCCACTCTGTGAATGTTTTGCAACTTCAAAACTCCGCCCAGCTTCACGGTATTCCGCTGAAGATTAAGGTCAAGGTTCGCAAAGACCCGACAGGGCAGTATGAAGACTCGAATGAAATCTCGGGTTACGAAAATATCAACGCTGCTGTTCAAATGGCTCCATCTTATTCCGGCGGTGCATCTGTTCCGCCCGCTGGCTTTGGTATGCCTGCTGCGTCTGCCGGTTTCGGTGCGCCTGCTGGCTTTGCTGCCCCGCCTGCTACGCAAGCCCCAGCCGCTGCACAGTCTGCCGCCCAACCGTGGCAACAGCCGCCCGCCCCAGCCGCTGCACCCGCTGCACAGCCTGCCCCAGTTGCCCCGCCCCCTGCTGCACAGGGCGAGCCTGCAACGCCTGCATGGGCTAATGGCACGGCTACCGCTGCGCCTGCTACGCAAGCCCCAGCCGCTGCCGCACCCGCTGGCAACTGGACACCGCAACAGGCAGAGGTTTCACAGAACGCACAGACCGCATCTCCTCCGTGGGCTACGGCTGCTCAAGAGGAACAACCTGCTCAACCTGAACAGTAGTTGTTTGTCAGTACAACCGCCTGCATCTCGCGGGCGGTTTCTTTAACCACAAGGATTTTGAAATGCGAGAATCGAAAGGACACTGGACGAAAGATAAACTCGTTCGGACAATCAAATCTGTTAATATCCAAGGTTTTGATTTTACTTGTAGCATTTACAAATACAGACACGCTCGTTTACGGAAGTTAGTTAAAGAGATGCGTAAAGCTGGTCTGGTTAAAGTAACATACAATGACGACCAAATTATAGTGAGATTGACCGATGGCTGATTTAATAGACCAACAAAATGAACGCGATGAAGTAGAGCTGGACGCTAGTGTAGGTCTTGTTCGTAGAGCGGCCGCAAACATTCCAAAAGGTGAAGCGGGCGAATGTGAGGAATGTGGAGAATACTTTGTCCGCATTGTAAACGGTTATTGTGGGCGATGCCGCGATAAATTAGGATTACCATAATGACTAGACATTTAGCAACTAAAACGTTAAAAGCTATTGACGAAGCTATCCGTGCTGATCAAGGCTCTGCTTACCGTATGTGGTTAGGTAGAGTAATTCCTCATATAGGCGATGCTTATCGAGAAGGTAATGACGGTTTTAGAACACACTTAGGCGCGTCTTTAATTGGAAAAGAATGCGCTAGAGCAGTATGGTATGACTTTCGATGGGCAACACGTTCCGATTTTGAAGGACGTATGATACGTTTGTTTAATCGCGGGCATCTGGAAGAAGCGCGATTTATAGCCATGCTTCTAGCTATCGGCTGTCAAGTTTATCAACAAGACGAAAACGGTAATCAGTATCGCATTTCGGACGTAAACGGCCACTTTGGGGGTTCAGGGGACGGTATTATCACTGGATGTCCGGACTTACCACAAGGAACTGCTTGCTTGACCGAGTTCAAAACCCATTCGGAAAAATCATTCAAAGAATTAAAGGACAAAGGCGTTAAAGAAGCCAAGTGGGAACACTTTGTCCAAATGAATGTTTACATGGAAAAAATGGGTCTGCCTGCGGCCTTGTATTTAGCGGTAAACAAAAACACTGACGAATTATACGGCGAGATTGTTGTTAAAGATAGCGCAACTGCTGAACAATATATCGAACGCGCCCGTAAAATTGTGTGGTTAGAACAACCGCCTAAGAAATTGAGTAACACACCTGGATTTTGGAAGTGTCGTTTTTGCAATCACAGAGATGTTTGCCATTTAAACAAACGCCCTGATAAAAACTGTCGAACCTGTGAATATTCTAAACCCAATGAAAACGGCGGCTGGACTTGTGGTTATTACAATTCCGAAATTCCGAAAGAAGTACAATTAAAAGGTTGTGAGAGTTATCAAGTTAAAAAGGATTACTAAATGCAACTTAGACAATATCAGCAAGAAGCTGTTGATTCCGTTTGGAATTATTTTCGCAGCGGTAAAACTGGAAATCCTATTCTAGCACTTCCAACAGGTACTGGAAAGAGCGTTATATTAGCAGAATTATGCCGTAGCATCTTGACCGCATTCCCTACTCAACGCATTATCATGCTTACGCACGTTAAGGAACTTATTCAGCAAAACTATGAAAAACTGTGTTCCTTATGGCCTAATGCTCCTGCTGGTTTATTTTCGGCAGGTTTAAGACGTAAGGACATATATGCGTCAATAACTTACGCGGGCATCCAGTCTATCGGTAAACATGCTAATAAGTTCGGCCATGTAGATTTAATTATCGTGGATGAGTGTCATTTAATATCGCCAAATTCCGAAACTTTATATCGGAAGTTTATCGGCGATTTGCTGGCAATAAATCCGTGTTTAAAAGTTATCGGTTTGACAGCTACGCCGTATCGTTTAGGGCAAGGCCGATTGACAGACGCGATTGAAAGAGACGGTAAGCTGATAAAACCTATTTTCACGGATATTTGCTTCGACGTGACCACAGTGGCCGCATTTAACCGATTTATCGCAGAAGGTTTCCTTGCACCTTTAATTCCGCGTTCAACCGTGATGAAATTGGATATTGACGGAGTGCATACACGCGGTGGAGAGTTTATAGATAAGGAATTGCAAGCTGCTGTTGATAAAACGGACATTACAATCAACGCTGTTAAAGAAGCATTGGAAGAAGCCGATAACAGGAAGTGTTGGCTAGTATTTTGCACAGGTGTAGACCATGCGATTCACACAGCTGATATCATGAACGATATGGGCATATCTACTGTCGCTGTTCATTCTAAACTAACGCCAGCCGAGCGTGATGCTGCCATTGCTGGGTTTAAATCTGGTAAGTATCAAGCTATCACAAACAACGGCATTTTAACCACAGGCTTTGACCATCCGCCGATAGATTTAATTTTATGTTTACGCCCGACACAATCGCCCGGATTATGGGTGCAGATGTTAGGTCGAGGAACACGGCCATGTGAAGGTAAAGAGAACTGTTTAGTCTTAGACTTTGCAAACAATACTAAGCGATTGGGCGCAATCAACGACCCTGTAATCCCACGCAAAAAAGGTAAAGGCACAGGCGAAGCTCCAGTTAAAGAATGCCCTTGTTGTAGGACTTTTGTCCATGCGTCTGTTCGTGTTTGCGACAACATTAAAAAGGACGGTTCTGTTTGTGGTTATCAATTCCCAATAGAGACGAAACTTAAACAGGAAGCGTCAACCGAAGTCCTTATTAAAGGAGATATACCTTTTGTAGAGATATTTACAGTAGATCATATCACTTATTCTGTTCACCACAAAGAGGGTAAACCTTTGATGCTTCGTGCAACGTATTATTGCAACAGACGACAGTTTAGTGATTTTGTCTGTCTGGAACATGACAATTATGCTAAACGTAAAGCTATCCAATGGTGGCAGAAACGGTCTCCTTATCCAGTCCCTTCGACTGTTGAAGAAGCTATTCAGCGTACAAGTGAACTTAAACAGCCGACACATCTTAATGTTTGGATTAACAAAAAATATCCGGAAATTATGGGTTATTGTTTTGACGGTACGGCGTTTAATACTAAAGAGGACGACGGCCACAGACCTACGGACGACAACATCGAAGAAACCGTTAAAGCTATTATTGAACAAGATGATGATATACCGTTCTAAGAGGGCGTTATGAATATACTTCTAGATATGCAAAATTTGACAATCGTGTATAAGCATGAATCTATTCGAGTTTTAGAATGTTTATCGCATTTGGAATTTCCGACTGGCGTTTTTAAAATAGGGCATTATGACACATTGCTAAAAGGTTTAACAGAATTAGATTTAAAGCTGCTTTATCGTAAGTGTTATTCTGTTGATGGCACTTTACCTACGGTTGATGAGATGCGGGAACAGTTGGGATGGTTCTGCGAAGCAATGGATGAATTCGATTGCGATGAATACGAAGTAGTGGCACAGGCCGCTTGCATAACTGACCGTAATTCATACGCTTACGTTTACGTTAAAGGTTCTTACCGTCCTGCTGTAAAACGTATGCTATTTGAAAATCCTACTGCTAACAAAACTTTACACGAAAGTAACGTAAAACCGCTGGACAGTAACAAAGGCGGCGGCTATACTGCACCCAATAGCTCAACGGGCGAAACAGTTCCGAAAAGCGAAAACAAGCGGGTCGTTTATGACCCTGTATTAAACAACCCTTTTAAAAGGAATTAAAAATGACAACTCCGACCCCAACTCCTGAAGAAGTAAAAGCTGCCGCAGAAGCCAAAAAAGCAGAACGTGCTGCACAGGCTGAAAAGAAACGCCAAGAACAGGAAGCGTTGAAAGCTGCCCGCGCCGCTGAACGTGAAGCTAAGAAAGCGGAAGCTGCCGCTAAAAAAGCCGCTGAAAAAGAAGAACGTGAAGCGGAAAAGGCTCGTAAAGCTGCTGAAAAAGAAGCTAACCAGATGCCGATTCAAAACGACATTCGCCGCCCGCGTCCTGGAACACAATGTGCCCAACTGTGGGATAAATACGACTCTGCGTCTAAAGAAAAACAAGCTCCTGTTGCAATCGGCGATATTATGGAAGACCTCCTGTCTCAAGGTTTCAATCCTGCCACAATTCGCACACAATACGCCCGCTGGCGGCAATTCCACGGTGTAACTGGTCGAATTGAATCTTCCGTTGCCGCTGAACAAAAAGCTGCCCGCGAAGCCGAGAAAGCCCGTAAAGCTGCTGAAGCTGCTGAACGCAAAGCACAACGTGAAGCCGAGAAAGCCGCTGCACTGGCTGAAAAAGCCGCTGCTAAAGCTGCTGAAAAAGAAGCTGCCGCTAAAGCCGCCGCTGAAGGCGAAGCTCAATAATTGCCTCCTGACCACGCTGGCCGACCGTGGAAATAGTCGGCCATTTCTATTCACTCCAAAAACCGGCATCGTTCCGATGACGTATATAACTTGGAATACAAATGAAAACAATCAATATACAACCGTCCGAACCTGTTGTAAAAAGCAAGGACGTATCATCTAACGTCTTCGACGTACATTCCATTTTTCATACAATCCAAGGCGAAGGTGTGTTCTGTGGGACACCAGCAGTATTTATCCGTTTAGCAGGTTGTAATCTGCAATGTGAAGGCTGTGATACTGAATACACTAAAGACCGCCACTCTTCAACTTCCGAAGAAATTTTATCCACAGTACGTTGCCTAGCTTCTAGCGGCAAAACGCGCCTTGTCGTTATCACAGGTGGCGAACCATTCCGCCAACGAAACTTGTCTGTTTTGTTCAAAACTTTAACGGACGCGGGCTATTATGTTCAAGTTGAAACTAACGGCAGTTTGCCGCCGACCGAATGGACGTATAATTTAAATCCGAGTATGCGTCGCGGTGTATATATTGTGGTTAGTCCGAAAACGCCGAAAGTAAATAGACAAATCTGGCTGAACGCTTGTTGTGCTAAATACGTCCTAAAAGCTGGCGATTGTGTTGAAGAGACAGGTCTTCCTCGACAAGTGTTAGATTCAACTTTCGTACAGCCGATAGCATCTCCTCCAAACGCATTTGACAAACCTATCTATTTACAACCTATGGATTGTTACGACAAAGATTTGAATGTCGCTAATTTGAAGGCTTGTATTGATTCTTGCATGAAACATGGTCATGTCCTTCAATTACAAATCCACAAAATCATAAACATGGAGTAACCACATGGACAAATATCTCGTAGTGTTTTCAGGCGGACAAGATTCAACAACTTGCCTTGCATGGGCAATCGAAAAAGCAGGCGGCGATTCAAAAAAGGTAGAATGTATAAGTTTTAAGTACGGGCAGACACATTCTATCGAACTTGAAAAGGCGGCTTTCATTTGCCGCGAAGCCTTAATTAGACATAAAATTGTAGATGTTTCAAACTTAGCTACGATAACCACAAGTGCATTGTTGGACGGTTCGGATATAATTCCTAACGGCGACGGAACGCCTTCATCCAAAGTCGAAGGTCGCAATATGTTATTCTTGACATACGCTGCGATTTACGCCAAATCACGTAACATTAAGAATATCGTTACAGGTGTTTGCGAAACTGATTTTTCAGGCTATCCTGACTGCCGCGATACTTTCGTCAAATCTTGCCAAGTGGCTTTGAATTTAGCTCTCGATTACTCTATTACAATTCACACGCCGCTCATGTGGTTAGATAAAGCTCAAACGTGGCGGCTGGCTTTTGATTTAGGGGCGTTTAAAACGGTCTACGAACACACGCACACTTGTTATAAAGGCGTTGAAGGCGGATGCCATGAATGCCCGTCTTGTGTCCTGCGTGAAAAAGGCTTTAAAAAATTCTACAAGGCTTTATCCGTTGAAGAAAAAGCTATTGTGGATGAAATCGTAAACATCGAGTAGGAGGATGTATGCTTTGGCATTTGATAGGTTTAGCAGGGATGTTTATCGTTGTATCTGCTTACTGGCGACTAACCGACGGAAAGTTAAAATCTAGCGATAAACAATATCATCTGTTGAACCTTACTGGAGCGATACTTCTTATTGTATCACTTTTGTTTAATTTCAATCTCGGAAGTTTCGTTATCGAAGTTTTCTGGATTATCATTGCTGTGAAAGGACTTATCCGTGTCAACAATTAAAGCTGTTCGTTATCATGATTTTTGTGCAGGCCATCGCGTAGTCGGTCATGAATCTAAATGTCGTCATTTACACGGCCACAATTACCGCATTCATTTTTACTGCGAAGCGGATAATCTGGATGATTTAGGTCGTGTTATTGATTTTTCGGAAATTAAATCAACTCTTTGCCGATGGGTTGAAGAAAATTTTGACCACAGATTCTTGGCTTGGGAAAAGGACGATTTAGTCCGCAAGCTGCACGGCTTAATCAATAACGGCACAATAAACGATGAACAGGAAATGTTCAATCAGTCTATCGTTTGGCTGCCGTTTAATCCGACGGCTGAAAATTTGGCAGATTATATCTTAACCAAAGTTGCACCGAAAATTCTGCCTAAATACATCCGGCTCACAAAAGTGGTACTGGAAGAAACTCGAAAATGTTCTGTGGAATGTTCTATTTAAGGAGCTAAATATGTGTGAAGTATCAAAACGTGAAAAACAAATTATTGAGAATTTATTGGAAATTATCGGCGAAAATCCTGGACGTGGCGGTTTAGCGGAAACGCCCGCGCGTGTGATTAAAGCATGGCGTCATTGGACAAGCGGTTACGATAAAGACCCCGCCGACATTTTTAAAGTGTTTGAGGATGGTGCGGAAAACTATGACCAAATGATTTTCGTGAAAGACATTCCGGTCTATTCACACTGTGAGCATCACTTAGCTGCTATTATCGGTACAGCAACCGTTGCTTATATTCCAAACGGTAAGATTGTCGGTTTGTCCAAACTTTCCCGATTGGTGGATATCTTTGCCCGTCGTCTGCAAGTGCAAGAACGCTTAACTAACCAGATTGCCGATGCGTTGCAAGAACACTTAAATCCTATCGGCGTTGGCGTTTACATTAAAGCGCGGCATATGTGTATGGAATCACGCGGTATTTGTCAGCAAGGCCATCATACGATTACAAGCGCATTGCGCGGCGCGATTAAAAACGACCCTGCAAGCCGTGCCGAATTTTTGGCGGCAGCCCGCTAAATTTGGCCGCCGAACGCGGTATAATTGCTAAACAATAGGTAGGTATAGGGCGGCTAATAACTGCCCTATAATCGCAAAATTATGCACCTTTACACAGCGGCAGTCTACACAAATAAATATCTAGGCGAAGGTTACTCCCGACGTGCCAAACTGACCGATTTGGAACGAAGCTATGTTGACGCTCTACCCCACCTTTTAGAGTCTTATCATTATATCAATTCCCCAGCCCTTCTTCAAAAAATTAGGGACGATGGAAAGAAAGTGTTTTTGGACTCCGGTGCGTTTTCGGCCTGGACAACTGGCGTGACAATTGACCTTAAAGATTATTGCGCTTACGTCCAGCGAAATGACGACCTGTGGTTACGAACTGAAGACGGCGATTTAATGATTTCAGTCCTTGACGGCATTGGTGACCCGCTCCAAACTTACAGAAATCAACTGTCCATGGAAGCGTTAGGTGTAACGCCTTTACCGTGTTTCCACTATGGCGAAGATGAACGCTATTTAGATTACTATGCAGCCAATTACAATTACATCACTATCGGCGGTATGGTTGGCAAATCCAAGAAACAACTTATCGACTGGTTAGATATGCTTTGGGAAGACCACATGACGGACAGCAGCGGAAGACCTAAGGCTAAATTCCACGCTTTTGGTATCACGGCGCGTGAAATTATGTATCGGTATCCGTGGTATTCGGTAGACTCATCGTCATGGATTCAAGCTGCTTCGTTCGGCTTCCTTTTAACACCGGAGTTCGGCATTGTTCAAGTTTCCGAAAAATCCAGAAACCGACATATACAAGGTCAACATCTTTGTAACTTTTCGGAAGTGGAGCGGCAACGTATTATTTCAACTTTTACAGATGCAGGTTTTACAGAAGAACGTTTATCAACGTGTTATGAATCTCGTGTTGCGTATAATCTTCGTGCTATGGTTGAGATTAACAAACTGATAAACGCATCCGAAGTACACCAGCAACAGAAATTCCATACACATAAAAACTTCTTGTTCGGAGCTAACTAATGTTATCTGCTTTAAAATTTGTTCAAGGTGCGATAGGCAAACGTGATTATATTCCAGCGATTACTCACTTCTTAATCGAAGATGGACGAGTAATTGCGTTTAACGGAAATATGGCCTTATCGTCTCCGATACCTTTAGATATCAACTGTATGCCAAGAGCTAATGATTTAATAAAGGCGTTATCTAACTGTTCCGATACGATAACAATGTCTTTAACCACAACAGGGCGGCTTAAAGTTCAATCGGGCGCGTTCAAAGCGTTTGTCCAATGTACAACAGTCGAAGCACCGCATCCGAAACCTTCGGGCGAAACAATAGATATTAACGGCGATGTTTTAATGGAAGCATTAAATACACTGAGTCCGTTTGTTGGTACTGATGCTTCCCGTTTATGGATGAATGGTATTTTGTTAGACGGTAATTCAGCGTATGCGACTAACAACACTATTCTAGTCCAATATTGGACGGGTTTTAACTTGCCGCATAAACTAAATATACCGCGCCAAACTGTCAATGAGATGTTGCGAATTGGACAACCTCCTTTATCAGCACAAGTTGACCACAATTCGGCTACTTTTTACTACGAAGACGACCGCTGGATTAGGACACAGTTGTTTGCCGATGACTGGCCGAACTTGGACAGAATATTAAGTGTTGAAAGTAACCCTAAACCAATCAGCGATGACATATTCAAAGGTTTGGAGACAATAAAACCGTTTGTCGATGGTTCTGGTAGGTTTTACATCCGACACGGTAAAGTTTGGACGCATGACCCCGATTTAGAGGAACACGTTGATGCTGGTGCATCATATGACATTAGCGACACTACGACTGATGCAATGTTCAACATTGAAATGTTCCTCATTTTGAAAAACCGAATTGATACAATCGATTTGTCTAAATTTGCCGACGGCAAACCTTGTCCGTTTTTCAAAGGTAATCTACGCGGCGTGATTGTAGGTATGAAATTATGAAGATGCGGAACGACGCTATCGGGCTGTTTTGGGAAGACCGCCCGCCAGAACCTAAGCCTAAAAGCGAGAAGAAAGCAAAACAAAAATCTCAACCGCCTGAGCCAGTGTGGTTATCTCCAGACTATCTTCCGGGACTTGCCGAAGCGAAAGCGTTTCCATTGCACGTCATGAGTTTGGAAGAACTTTATAATGCTTGGTATGAAAAACATGAATTAGTTTACGATATTGAATCTTATGAGAATTATTTTATCGCATCGTTTCGCTCTGTGGTTACTGGGCATTGTATCTATTTTGAGTTGAGTGATACGAAGAACGACAACCTCGACACTTTAAAATGGATTTTAGAAAACTTCGTTACTATAGGATTTAACTCCTTAAAGTACGACTTGATTATAACACAGTTAGCTCTGCATGGTTATGATTGCAAGACGTTAAAGCAGGCCACAAAGGAACTTATCGAATTAGAGGAACGCCCGCGTGACCTTTTAAAACGATACAAAGTGCCATTCCCTAAATATAACCACATAGACTTAATTGAAGTTGCTCCTCTTAGGTCTAATTTGAAAACATACGGAGGGCGTGTACATACGCCAAAGATGCAAGACTTGCCGTTTCATCCCGATACGGTTTTGTCCGAAGACCAAAAGGCTATTGTTAAATGGTATAACATCAACGCCGATTTGACATCCACAGCCTTCCTTTTTACGCGATTATTACCACAATTAGAATTGCGTAAAAATATGTCCGAAAAATACGGTATCGACCTTCGTTCCCGTTCGGATGCGCAAATCGCCGAAGCTGTCATGGGTCATGAGTATTACAAATTAACAGGCGTTCGTCCGCAAGTACCGACGATTAGTCCTGATATGGTTTATCGGTATAATGTTCCGCATTTTCTAAAATTTAAAACGCCGTTGATGAACAGCGTTTTGAAAACGATAGCAGATTCATATTACCAAGTAGACGAGTTTCGCGGCAGTATTAAATTACCAGATAGTATTGCTAACATGAGAATTACTATCGGCGAATCTGTTTACAAAATCGGTATTGGCGGCCTTCACAGTTCCGAGAAAAACGTCAGCCATGTGGCTAACCACAATTTTAAATTAAAAGACTGGGACGTAGCATCCTTTTATCCGTCAATTATTCTCAATTTGGGCTTGTACCCGCAGCACTTGGGAACGCCATTTTTGCAAATGTATCAGGCGATTGTTACAGAACGCCTTACAGCTAAACACGCTAAGAATAAAGTCGTTGCGGACGCTCTCAAAATTGTCATTAACGGGACATACGGTAAGCTAGGTTCTAAATACTCTATTTTCTACTCTCCCGACTTACTTATTCAAGTTACGCTCACAGGTCAGTTATCACTACTCATGCTTATCGAACGCCTTGAATTGGCGGGTGTGCCTGTTATATCAGCCAACACGGACGGCATTGTGGTTAAAGAAGATTGCCAGCGTATTGAAGAAATCGAAGCCATTATGAAGCAATGGCAAATTGACACAGGTTTCGAGTTAGAGGATACAGAATATAAAGCTATTTACTCCCGCGACGTGAATAACTACGTTGCTGTTAAAACTGATGGTAAATTCAAAACAAAAGGTGCGTTCGGTAATCCATGGGCTGAAAACGATGTTGTCGGAATGCTGAAGAAAAACCCCGCTAACATAATCTGTATGGATGCTGTTTGTGCGTATTTGGATAAAGGAACCCCCGTAGATGTAACTATTAAGAAATGTTCCGATATCCGTAAATTCGTAACAGTACGAAACGTCAAAGGTGGGTCAGTTAAAGTCGAACCCGATACCCCGCCCGTATATTTAGGTAAGTCTGTCCGTTGGTATTATGGCAAAGGAACGAAAGGGCAAATCGTTTACGCATCTAACGGCAATAAAGTGCCGCGTAGCGATGGAGCTGTCCCAGCATTAGAATTACCACAAACTATACCTCAAGATTTAGATTATGACTGGTATATCAATGAAGCCTACAACTTATTGGAGCAATTAAATGCAGCTTAATTATCGTGATAAAATTGTAAGAGACACTCATCAACGACTCTGGAACCTTATAGCATCTTTGCGTAAAAAATACGGTAAAGCGTATACAGGATTAGTAATACAGGCGGAAACGTTTGTGGTTAAATATCAAATGCCGCCGTTTGTCGATAGTACATTTAGCACACCGACACCTATCGGAATGCGTCTTCTATTAGCTAATAATAAACCTTTATCATTAGCGGCCATAACTTCCATTATAGAATATTATAGCCACAATCTCGAACTTATAAAACAGCGTTCGGATAAAAGCCGCGAAGCGTTCGTCCGTATTGTCAGCTTAATGTATTTTGTTGATGCGCTTATCGACATTTTAATAGGGCGGGATGAATTAGTTTTAACGGACGAACTGAAACAAAGATTTAAAAGTTATACGTCGGCAATTCTCAATTTCATGGAAGACATTGACCGCCGCAAAACTGAAACAGGCGTTTATGCTTTATCAGGTAATAACGTTTTAGAAGCTGCCGAGTCGTTAGATACAATCAAGGCGATTTTAAGTGTAGCGACAGTATCCGAATGGTATAGCACTTATCAGTTAATTCTCGATAGGTTTATGCTCAAAAAGTTGGAAGGGTAGAACTATGTTTGCAAAGTTTAACCAAACCTTAACAGCATAACGTGTAACATTTTATATAATGGCGTTACTGTTAATAACGAACCGATTTAATAAACGACAAAAGGAAGATGTGATGACAGCACATAAACACGCAGCCCTGATGCTACAATATGCACAAGATGCAATGGAAACAGACAAACCGTGGGAGCGGTGGGAAGTCAAGGTAGCAGCTGATGTACAACCAAATGTAATGTTCCAAGGAATGTCTTTTCATCCGGAATGGTATGTGTGTAATGAATACCGCCGCAAACCTCAACCAATTAAAGTTAGTGTGAACGGCAAAAATATAGAATTTCCTGAACCTGTAAAGATTGCACCGCCTGATGGAACACCTTATTGGATGCCAGCTCAACGTTCATCTTTTGGGTTTAATGTTCAAAAGTACATTTGGGAAGGAGATGATAGCGACTTTGGAGCTTTAAATCACGGGCTGATTCATCTTTCGCCTGAAGCTGCTCAAGCTCATGCCGACGCGTTGAATGCTGTTTGTAAGGGAGGATTGTGATGAAATCTAAAATCACTCTTCTTTGGAGCGAATACAGCAAAGACAAAGATGTTGAGTTTCAAACTTTTGAGGACTTGCAAACATGGTTTATTGAAACGTACTACGATTGGCTTTCATCCGAAACACAAGGCTATTACAAGAACATGATTCAAGTCGAACACGTCGGGCTTACTAAACAATTCCGTGTAGACGTATCCGATATTGAAGGCGACTTTAATCCTTTCAATGAACATATCAAAGACCATATGTACTGGTTCTTGATAGAATGTCGAATTGACCCAACTGAATGTAAATAAGGAATAAACATGAAAGACTATATTGAACAAGCAAACTTGACCGCTTCCGGTAATTTTCACGCTGGCGTAGATAAAGAAGACTTTTTAGCTGATTTGCAAGAAGCTATTTCGGCATTGCAACAACTTGACCGATATAAAAAGTTCTTCTTTTACGGTAAAAAACCTGACCCAGCCTATATGACTTTTACCGATTGCGCTGAATGTAGTGTACGCGATATTCCGCCTATTTTGGATAAATATGACCACAAAGGCAGAAATCTGTTACACGGTATTCTCGGCATGGCAACAGAAGCTGGCGAATTATTGGAAGCATTGCAAACTTCCATCAAAAACAAAACGCCGATGGATGCTGTAAATGTATCCGAAGAAATCGGTGATTCATTTTGGTATGCCGCCATGTTGCTCCGTGTGGCCGGAAAAGATTTTGCAAGTGTTCAAGAACAAAACATTGCGAAACTTCGCGCCCGTTTCCCAAACAACTTTACAGAATATGACGCTAACCACAGGGATTTAGCTGCGGAGCGGAAGATTCTGGAAGACAAAAACTAACTATAAGGAGTACGACTATGATTACGACAGTTCTTATTGGTAATATGATTGCCACCGCCGTAGCCGTTGTATTAACACTGCTCGATATCTAGCCTTTACAAAAACTTTACACAATGTAACGTTACCCGCTATTGCACATACGGGTAACGTTTTTTATAATAGCATTACAGTTTAACAACGGCCACACGAAAGGCAACGCCATGTACATCACAAACGACGCTAAAATCTGGTATTTGAAAGAATTAGCCGGACGTTATAATCTAAAATACGAATTGTTAGGTACTGACTGGGAAAAAGTAGACTTCGCTGGCGAAGATATTTATGGCATAGTAATTCACGGAGTAGATAGTTTACCCGAAGAAACCTTCGACCTATTCTACGCCGAAGGAAACGCTCAAAGATTAGTCGGTGACTATTTTGAGGAAAATAGTTGGCTGTTTTACGACCCCGACTACGAAACCGAATTTAACGCTTGGCTTGCCGACCGCCACGCAGCAGCCACAGGCCGCGAAAATGGCTAATTTTAATCGTGGGTAAGGGTAAGCCTTACCTGCACAATAACCGCGCTATTTTGGCCGCTTTTGGCCGTGTATTACCAAACCTTTATTACAGGAGCTTTAAAATGGAACAAGTAACTATCTCTAAACAAGAATACGAAAATTTGAAAAGTATTGCTGAATCAGCACGCGCTTTAAATAATGTCTTCATTCCGAAAATAAACTTCGGAGCGAGCTTCTTTGATGCTACGGCATTGGAAGCGTTCAATGATTTCTGCACAGGCGTAAAGAAAGAAACTGGAAACTAACATGAAAAAGTATATTATCGAAGTAGAACCACAAATGGTGGATGACCGAGTAAGTGACACTGCTCAAGGAATCAATCGTCTTTTAGCTATAAATGGTAAATCTCCAGTTTCGACCGAAAGAGAACGTGACGATAGCGTTAGCTTTGCAGAACGACAGATAGCAGTTTGTATAAATCTTCCTAGAAACAGTCTTGCTGTTAAAGTGCGTGAAAAGGACTTTTACGATACATCGGATTTTGAGAAGTTATTTGATGAAGTTGTGAAGGCTGCTGAATTTGAAGATTATGGTATTAGTACGTCCGAAAGCGACTGCGGTCATATAGACGGGTTTTACATCAGCGGTAATTGGTACTATTTGGATATTTCAGTCATACAAAAGACGACAAGTTCCTTAGATATGAGAACACTATTGCGCTCACTTGTGGTTAAATATCTTTACGATTTTGATTTTGAGGGTTAATCATGTTTGAAAAACTTTATCCTTATTTCGCTATTGGTGTTGGCATTCTCGTTCTCGGTGTTATCGGTAAAATTGAATATGAAGACGAAAAAGCTGTACAAGCTAAATATTGTGCAGATGTGTTCTCGGAAAAGATACCTGATTACAAGCACATTTACGATAATGAGTGTTTTGTAGGGTTTCCGAAAGAAACTGACAACTGATAAGAAACGCCCGTTTTAGCGGGCGTTTTTCGTTATGAAACTTCTACAACTTCAGCATTTGCGAACGGATTGTTACCGCTAGACGTTGCAGCATGATTGATATTACTGAGAATGAATTCTACAACATCTTTAATTGCTGAAGCATCCTCAACTTTAATACCAATATCTACTGCGTCGCCGACTGGCTTATTATTCCGTAGCGATTTTGGCGATACGAATGACACAATAGATGCCCGAATGTCGTTATAATCTAAATCCACATAATAGCTACGGATTTTGTGATAATTGACGGTAACATCGGTTTCTTCGTCAACGATTTCATGCTTCAATACTTTCATTTAAGTCTCCTAAAGGAAGGGTTGATAAAAACTGCTGTTACAAAGTGTTCGTGGAAGTATCCAAACCTTCGATGGAAATAATTTCAGCTCCATCAAGCGGCGGAAATACTCCAGACACTAAGTGTTTTAGACAGAACATATAAGGGTTTTCAATTTGTGCAGGCGCAACGGTTCCGAAACCTCTAAGTTCCAGTAAAGGTTGTTCCTTTCTAAACGCATCTTCATCTAACCAACTGCCGATTTGATAATTACAAATGCTATTGATATAATCAATTTCGATTGCAGTTATAATGTGAAATGAATACTTCACATTTTTAAACGGGTCGTAGATTTCTTTTTTAATAGCCAACATTATCCTAAATATCCTATTTTCATTCTCAACACACCAGCTTCGTCATAGACGAATATTGTGTTGTTTTTAATAATCATGCCTTTGTTCACGTTACCTGCAAAGGCTCTAATCTGCACTTCACCAGTCTCGCTAACCACAAACTTATCGGCGATATTCAATGAGCCGCCGACTATTCTAGGTGCGCGTATGGAAATACCAGCAGCAATATGATTACCGTTAATCACGTTCGCAGCTAACTTATCCGCAGTAATTGCATTAGCTGCAATCTTTGTAGCCACAATCGCACCAGCGGCAATCTTGTCCGCCGTAACGCTGCCGCTCGATAAATGGTTAGCCGATATTGTACCAGCTTTTATTTTAGAACCGTCAATAACGCCCGCATTTAATTTTGCAATAATCGCTTGTCCGTTTACCACAAGCTCGCCGTTAATCGCTACGGTAGTCCCGCTAACAATAAAAGGCTTGATGTTCGTGCCGTTTTTACCGACCACAAAGCTATCGACGTTAAACTTGACAGCACCTTTCGGAACGCCGTTAGTACGGTCGGACAATAATTCAAAACCTGTTAAGTAGCCGTTGTTATCTATCGTAACAGCCTTCTTAGCAGACATACCGTTCACACTTGTGGTTAGTTCATTAACCTTTGTGGTCATGCCGTTTAAGGTTGTCGAAGTTTCACGCTCGACTCTGGATACGGTGGTATCTACCCTTGCTAACGTTTGTTTGGTCTCTGTGATATCCGCTTCGGCACGTTTTAATGCTGCTTCCGTTTCTTCGGGTGCAGGTGTCCACTCGGAACCGACATTGCCAAATTCCATTTTAATCGCTTTGAGTGATGATTGCGATGTGCCAGTACTCGGATAAAAGTATACGTTTAACGTTTTATCTTGTCTAGTCGGGTCGCCAGAATAAGTATGATGTTTCCAAATAAACGTCCCTCTATAAACACCATCTCTAATCTTTGTGAGTACGCCAAGTTGTCCGTAACCGTATGTATTAAAGACACCAATCTCACCGCTTCTGTCCGACCCTGGATTACCCCAAAGAGTAACCACAACAGACTCGCCGACTTTCGGAGCTTCCGTTATTTCAAACGAAGCACCGTATCCGAATTCCTTGTTAGGGTTACTTTTTAAAAGCAGATTGCGTCCACTAAATGAAAAATCGTTAAACACGCTTCTAGCTCGTTCTTCTGATAAAGTTCCAACTTCCGTTTTAGTGGCGTAGTCCCGTTTAATAACGGTTATATCTGCTTTGTTAGCTCTAGACAGCGCGTCTGCGGCATCTGCAATCGCTTTGACTGCGTTCGCTTTGGCCTGCGCACCGTCTACCGTTTCGTCCTGCACCCAAGCAGTCCAAGTATCCTTAGTGTAGTTGTACCTGCCGTTTCCGTAGGACGCAACAGCATCGGATTTACGCCGCATAACAGTGCCATCTGGCAGATACGCTGTTTGAAAAATCATTCCGCCAGTCGGGTCTTTCCAAGGAACGGCAGTATCTAGCGCGGCATATCCACTACCCAATCCCAGCGCGTTAGCTTCTTTAAACTCACGCACTGTTTGACGCGGGTAGTTCTCCCAGTACCATGACGGCGGCTGATTATCGTTGCGTGTATCGGGAACTTGGAATTTAGCAGTTAGCGATTGCTGTATCATAGCTTCTGCTTGTTCGCGGGTCACGCGCGTACTTTCTAAATTTGCAATTTTAGCATCAGTGCCGTCTTTTAATCTGTCGGCGTATGTTTTAGCATCTGCTAAAGCCTTGTCCGCTAGTTCTTTAGCTTTTTCAGCGGCGGCTTCTTTAGCCTGCTTAACCTTTTCGGCAGCGTCGGCGATTGCTTGCAGCTTGGCCGCTTTAGCTTTTTCGGCAGCATCGCCGCTGGCCGCTGCTATGGCCGCTTGCTTCGCTGCGTCGGCCTTTGCCTTTGCCAAGCCTTCGGCGGCCTGCTGCGCTGCTTGCTGTGCTGCGTTAGCCTTTTGTGTGGCATCGGCGGCAGCATCGTTTAGCGCGTCGGTTTTGGCTCGACTGGCCGCGCTTTCCCATTTGCTTTTTAAGGCTGTTTCGGCAATAGACGCAACTTCGGCTTTAGACGCTTTCTGTTGCTCGAATTGCGTCATTTTAGTTTCAGCAGTACCGACGCGAGACTTTAAAGCGTTATAATTCTCAGTTACAACACTGTCCGCTGTTCTCCGTTCTTCTTTATATTGATTAAAAGATGTTTCAACTTCGCCTTTCGCGCGTCCTATTGCAAGGTTCCTAGCTCTAATTTCAGCTTCGATAGCTTCTTTACGCTGTTCTGTTTCTCTAACCACAGATTGAGCAGCTTGTAAGGATTTAGTTCTAGCTTCTTCAGCTTTGTCGGCAGCAGCTTTGATAGCTTTATCAATCTTTGTCGTATCAATATTGACGTTTTTAATCTTTTTGTCAATAGCTGTGTTGAGTTTCTCAATTTCTTTATCAGCGTGACTTATAGCCTCATTTTTGGATACTACTATGTCGCCGCGGATGTTTTGAAATTCTTGTTCAAACGGTGTAGCCGGAATACCTTCTACCGGACCAATCATTTTACCTTCAACGCCGCGCCTGTCAATATGGCGAATCCAAAAGAAATATTTGCGGGCGGTAGTGGCGTTAGAATATTCATATTCCATAGCAGGCCATTGAATAGCTGCTATAATTTTTGCAGAGGCAACGTCATTGGAATCTCCTAACCACACTTCGGTATGGCCGCCCAATTTAGCTTCTCGCAAATTCCAAGTAACCGTCATCCCGTATTGTTTAGGGATAACTTGAAGTTGGTCTGCACCAAGCTCAATCTTAGTTTTCTCACTAGACCTAACGCGGGTAGTTCCGTCAGCATGGATATCCAAAATGCGTAAAGTGTAATCGCCATCCGGTATTTTGCCACTAATACCTTCGCCTTGAAATGTTCTAACGAGCCTGCCTGTTGAGTCGTAAAGCTCTGTGGTAGTAGATATAACGCGTTCACTTCCTAACTGCAACCACGATGACCAGTTACCGCCGTGTAAATATCTAGTCCAAATACCGTTTACAGTGTATTTAGTTTGGAATATCTGTCCTTTGGCGTTACGCAAAGACAAAACAGTGTCCCCATCCATGCGGTAAATACCGTCTTGGACGTTAGTAGCGTTCGGCGATAATTCCGAAGGCGTGAAGAAGTTACCCCATCCTTGTTGTGGTGGTGTAAACGGTTTTCTGCCGCTTTCATGGTTTTGAATAATCTGCTTATCTTTTTCGGCGTTTTCTTCCAGCGGTTCAGCTTCGACAGTAAAGCTGACATAATACGTTTGCCCTTTTTGCGAATTTAGCTTAAAAGAATTTGGAAGCATCGTTACTTTATGAGTTACAAGCTCCGAAGTCTCAGTTATAATATCCATTAAAAAGGGCAACGAACCTCTATTTATCACGGAACGATAAAAGGCCATTAAATACCGATATTCATCTGTGGTCAGCACAAAATAAACGTCCACCGTGTTACTGTTATCAATACTTTGTTTGCGGATACGGCTACGCCCGCCATTCAGTTTAACGGCGATATTACCATCGTTAAATTCAACTTTGTAAGAAGAATTGTCAGGAACTAGCATCAGTTTATTCATTGCTTAAACCTTTTAATTAGAGACAAATCGGCATCTTTATCGTAATCTTTGTATTCGGCTTCTACGGTAAAATTTACTGCATACATAAGACCTTTTTGGCCTGCAAGTCTAAAACTTTTAGGAACTAACGTGCAAACGTATTCTTCTAATTCGCCATCAATAACTAAATCCATTGTAAACTTTTGGGCGGACTGCGTCCTGAAAAAAGCCGTTATATATTTGTATTCTTGTAAGCCTAGCGTATAAGACACTTTAACGGTGTGGCTAGGTTTCAATACAGTCTTGCGAACGCGAGAACTACCCCCGCTTAATTTAACGGAGGTAGTTTCGCTTCCAAAATCAACTGAATAACCGGAACTATCCGGTGTAAGTTTTAACTTTTCCATGTTCATCCATTGTAAGGAGTATTCCCGTTAGCATAATCGAAGTCGTTGGAATAGTATCGTGTATCATAGTTTATACAATTCACTTCAACTTGCATATTGCGTTCAGGTTTTTTCTCCATCAGCAAGAATTGCTTAGTCGGCGGCAGTTTATCGGACTTTTCAATCATGTATAGCGAATTGACATAATTGCCATCATCGGCTGCCAACGGTACGGATGGCGCAGTTGCCAATGTTACCACAGACCCTTCCACTTTTGCAATTTTAATAGATTGCGTAGTTCTATTCCAATGCTGGAAGAAAATATAATTACCGACTTTTGCATCAGGCTGTCCAGATAACCACACTTTGAGGCCGTCTTGTTTGACAACTTCCCCTTCGGAATATTGAAGGCGCGTGTTATCGCTAACCGCTATTTTATCCATGACTACAAGGAGGTCGGCTTCCGATAAAGATGTAAACTTACAGCTTACCCGCTGATACTTCATACGATTCCAAACACGCCAAGCGTGAAGGTATGCTTGTTTGTGGTTAGATACCCCAGCACTTTCCACGTTTTTGTATTTAGCAGCACCTTCTGGAACAGAATACATAATTTGCGTGCCGTCGAATGGGTCTATATATTTGTACTGCACACCGTCATAATCTCCATCTTTGCCGAAATTGACAGTACGCGTTTCGCTGCCCGGAATCTTGTTCCTGTGGTTAAAAATCATAACAGGAAGTTTGTTGTCGATATCTGGTGTTACGCGAATCTTCTCGCCTGTTCTGTATGCTGTACAAAACGCTGCATCCGCTACCATTTTAATCATCTCTTCAAACGACGTGTTCGGATTATCGAATGTGTAACAGAAGTGTGCTGCTTCTGGAATACCGAAATATCTACGAATTGTGGTCATCGTATCATAAATACCAGCCACATCAACTTCATCAACGGTGCGCCCGCCATTAGCTTTGTCCAAACAAATTGCACATAAAATATCGTCAGCTTCTTTCGTTGGATGCAACGTTTGGCTAAACTCTGCTGCTCCGATACGTTTAGGAAGCATTCTAGTAACGCGCATATTCAATTTGCGCGATTTAACGGCCAATGCCCCGTCCGTGCCGTTTGTAATCGACTTGACCACAGTAATATCGCCTAAGTCGCCTAAAACTAAATCCGAACCGTAGTAAAGGTCTCGCCATTTAATTTCATCTACGACACTACCTTGAAAGCCTGTATCAGTCGGCGTTATCCTTTGCATACTGATTTTATATCGTCCGGGAGGTAACGTCATAGTAAGCGTCAAGGCGCGTGTTCCTTGCCAGTTTCTTTCGCCGATAACTGTTCCGTGGATTTCTCTAAACTCGCCTGTCAAGTTACCCTGCATATCAATTTCGTCAGCCATCATTAACACTTGCACGTTAATCGGATGGTCACCGTCATTGTTCCGTTTATACAAACCGGATAAGGCTACAACGTTAGCAATCACAGTTGTGGTCTGGGCGTAGTCGCAGATAAAAGGTCCGATAACATCGGAATCGTTGATTGTAATTCCGCAGTTACCTGTCGAATTGATTATTGAAGTTACCTTATTCCAGTCGGCGTTTATACCCGATGGATTTTCTAGACGTATTCTACTAACGCCGATTTCTGCTATACGGTATCTACCCGTTAAGGTTACATCTCGCGTAGCAGTTGATAAATCTAAAGTTAAACCTTGTGTTTGTGCAGCATCTCTTACTCCGCCGTCTCCGATTTTGACAGGCTCTAATGTAACAACCCTGTATCCCACAAATCCGTGTGTAGAAGATTGAAGCCCGTTATAAACGTATCCGTAAACAGGTTCAACTTTCGTAACTGTAAAAATACCTGATATGTAGTTTATAAATATCTTGCCGTTCTCTTCGCGGGCGATATATCTACCGTCGCAGTAGAACTTAGAGCCAGCCTGCATATCTTTGATTTTTACAAGTTGAGCTTCTTTGCCATAGAACACAATCTCGTTATTGCTTGCTGTGATTTTAACAGTGCTTTCCAACGGAACTTTCGTAAAATCAAGAGACCTAAATTCTAAGCGAATGTTATCGCCGACTTTAAGACCTCTCGTGAATGAAATGTTAGGCCGTTTCATTATCATTCTTTGAAACGGTGTATAATGTTTTTCAGGAACGCTTATCCAGCCTCCAGGCTCTGCTCTCATACCATTTTGGCCGTCGTATCCCGAACGGCTTACAGGCTTCAACACTTGGCCGTTGACAGCATTGCAACGTTTCAAGTTATAGAATCTTTTAGTAATTGGTTCTCCGACGCGATATTTAGGCGTGGTAAGATTTCCGGGGGCATATACTTCTACAGAGCTACCTGGAATTTCTTGTATCGGAGTAGTATCATCTTTAATATCCGATAAATCGAAAATATCGTAATGACCGCGTCCGACACACATTAAGGAGAATTCTCGTTCAACATGATTGTCGAAAATCTTGTAAGGTTGGCAAATTAAGTCCGGTATTGAAATAACTTCGCCGTAAATGTCAGGAATTCGTTCCCACGGACGCGCTTTATTGCTTCGTTCCGAAAGTTCGTTGTTTCCGGAGCGGTTTGTTTGGTTTCCTAACGCCGCCGTGTTTGGCACGTTTCGGGCTTGCTGCATAACTACAACGGCAGCGATAACAGCCACCGCCATTGCGATATACGCACCATAGGCCACAAAAAACGCCACCACAGGCGCACGCGGCAAGGTTACGATGTAAAACACGCCCCGCAGGTTTTGCAACGCCTCGACGCTGTTTTTATCGTAGGGCGTTACGTCGGATGTTTCGCTAATCTCGCCAAAATAAATTCTACCATCGGCAGGGAATGCTTCATAGCGCGTTTGCAGAAACGACACAATATCCAAATCTGTAACCACAGATTCAGGTTCGTCGATAAAAATATCGTCAATTATCTTTATTGTATTCATAGTATCTCGATTTTAGCGAAAGTAATTCAGCTTGTTGAATTGTATCCCAACGAACATCACGTTCTTCGGTCAAATGTAACAATCGTCCATTAACCACAAGTCCACAATGCAAACCGTTCCAATAATTTATCAAAACTATTTGCGCATCTTCACGCCCGCATTTGCGGAACATTGTTGTTTTGCGTCTTGTGGTCAGCCCCGATTGCAAAAACTCCATAAAAACGTCTTTTATATTTTCGCCGTAGAAAAATTCATAAGCGTCTAACATAAAATGGAAGCAGTTATACTCCATCTTATTATACGTTTTGGATAACAGTTCGTCAAGCGTCATATCAAGCTCTTTATAAAAGGGAAGCGCGTAGTAGAATAAACTTCGCCCGTTCGAGCTTTATTAAGATTTGGAGCTGTTGCGACAAATGACGTACCTTGTTCATTATAGTTGAAACTATCTATTTGCAAAGTAATCGGTCCAAATAGAACAGTATCAGGGTCGTTGGACGCGTAGCACCGCATTTTGATAATAGGTTTAACGTCCATTTTATCCGACTCTAAAACACGATTGAGTTCATCCGGAAGAACTTCCCCTAAATCGCCAACAGTTATTGTCAGCGATTGGTCTAAGTCAGTTTTAGAACTACCAACTTCGATGGACAGCGGGAAGTAAATAAAATCAACGCGATTTGCGTCTGTATTGTTCAACTTCGCTGACCATCCTGTTGTAACGTTTCTAACCACACGCAAGGGCTTTGTAAATTCCGGATGTATCACTTCGATAGTTTCAACGTATACAACGTCTTTGCGGCCTTTTAGGAAAAATTCCTCTAATGTTGTACTCATGCTCTATTCCTTGTTGCGCTAGTGTTCCGTTCGATTGCGCGGGAAACGCTGCTATTAGAGTTTCCTATCTCGGCAGCGATAACGCGACCAGCTTCACGACTAACAACGCCTTTAGCTTCTTCTCGTGCAATGATGCGAATCTCGTTTTCGCTAAGTTGTTCAACTTCGTGAGAAACACCGGAAGCATAGTTCTCGATATTGACCACAATACCGCCTTTACCGCCTCCGCTGCGCACAGATGCACCGTTGCTTAATCCTACATCGCCATTGCGTAAAGCGTCCAGATTTCGCACACCGATACGACGGGTTGTATCCGCATCCATGACGTATTCTTGGCCGTGTACTACGCCCGCAATATCCGATACTCCTCCGTTACCAGTGTATCCGCCTGTTTGGAAACCTAGCAGCGAAGACCTAGCAAGCACCTTAGTCAAAGCCGTAGTTTTAAGTATGCCTGCATCAGCGGCCACTGCGTTTGCACCGTATGAGGCAAGGGACACCATAGCGGCAGCGGGAGCCCATGCACTTGCCGTAGCCGCCGCAAATAAAGCAGACGTAGTAGCTTGAGAAGCCATCAATGAGGTTTGCGCGGCTGCGTTAGAAGCGTTGATTGTTTTAGCCATTGCCGCGTTAATAGCCCATTGCATCCCAAGTTTTACGAGACCGCTAATCAACGATTGCAAACCTTGTTGAGCTACGGACATTAAGCTCTCTTTCAGCGATTTACCTTGAACGATAGCCGCGCCAATGGAATTTGCAAAGCCGTCTTGCAAACCTGTAAAGAATGTTCCGAACTGTGCGCTCAAATCGTTAAGTGTTCCGGTATATCCTTCTAACAATTTAAAACGAGCAGCGTCAATAGCCCCGAAGACTTCTTCCCAGCTATTGCCCATCGGATTGCCGTAGGCAGTCATGCCAGCCGCTTGATTAGCTTGCATAATACCAGCTTGCGCATTTGTGGTCATTCTATCCGCAAATGCACCTCCGATAGTACCTTCCGAACGCAGTTTGTTAATAGCTTCCATTTGAATTTTAGCTTGTTCTATGGATGCTAATTTGTTTTGCCACAGGTCGTTAATCTGCTGCTGGATAGCCAGTTCGCGCATATGCTCTTCAGTAGCCAAAAGCTCTTTATTCTTAACTTCATCTG